CCAACGCCTTAATTTTACAGTTTTGCAAAACCGTAAAAACGCATTTAGCAAATTAGTAAACGGTCTTTATTCGTTTACTATCAAAGCGCCTTAAATTTTTGTCTAGTTTTGATTTTTAATAACGATTGATTTTAATTCTTTTATTTTGTTTAAAACCTCGTTGTTTAAATCTAGATTTCTAAACTCTTTTAAATTTGCTCTAATAAAATGAGTTAAATCTAAATCACCATATTTTATAAAAGTATTTCCAGACTCAGAATAATATTCCTCGTTTAAAAAACTTTCAATATCGCATGGCGTTTTTCTATTAGTTAAGATGTTTTCAATCTTAAATATTTCTTTTAGTTTCATATTTTTATTTCCTTTTGTAGTTTGAGCTGCAACCGTCAAAAAAAATTTTTATGAAAGTTACAACGGTTTATTTTTTGTGGTCCAGGTGAACCAAAAAAAAATTTATTGTACATCTAAAACGAAACCAGAATAATCTTTTTTCGCTTTACCTTTTGCCATTAAGCCACAAATTGAGTTAAGACTATCAGTAAATCTTAAATCAGTTTCATCAGCATTAATAACATTAAAGCCTTTAAAAGTTTTAGGAAGCATATTTCTAAAAACGGCTGAAATATTGCCACCTAATTTTAAAATATTAAAAGCTTCTTTTTTGTTATCCTCGTTTAAAGAATAAGTAATATAATAATTTTTAGGCAATTGACCCCTAATAAATTTTAAGGCTCTTTTATAAACTTTTGTATAGTCATAAAATTGAACCTTAGGAAATTTTTGTATTATACCAAAATTTTCCCATGATATATCACTTGTGCCATTTAAACGAATACAAGGTATAAACCCATTTTTATGACAGTTAAAAACATGGTTTTTTATTTCACGTTCTAACTGTTCTAAAAAGGTTTGGCGTTCTTGCATAAACCAACGTGTTTTATTTATACGTCCATTTTGCACGTTAGAAAATGCGCCATGTCCACTTGTATTTAAACAAGCTTGTTTACATCCTTTAGAAGCCATTGGACACACATTAAAACCAGATAACGTTGAAGGCGCTAAATATAAAATTGCTGTTTTATATCCATACTTTTGACCCTTAACGGTTTTGGCGTTGTTATCTATGTTCAATAACTTTTTACTTTTTACAAATGGTAGTTTTTTCATATGTTTATTTCCTTTTGTAGTTTTAAGAAAAAATAAAAGGCGCTTTGATAGTAAACGAATTAAAGGCGCTTAATAGAAGGCTTGAAAGTTTATTATTAAAAATAAATTTTAATTATAATGTAAGTCTCTAAAAAATCTAAGACCACCGACTACAATTAAAATTAAACCTAGCCACGTCTCAAAATGAATTGAAACTATGACACCTAAAAACATAAGCGCAAAACTTAACGCAAATGTTATACTTAATAGAACAGCATTAAACATTATCTTAATACCTTCCATTTTGTTTTAGTGACTTTTGATTTAAAAAAGTCATATTTCGAATTACTACACATATACATTATATAATCGTAACCACCGTCAATAATTCGAGTTTCAGAAAACGCATTTTTTTTAATTGCATTTTCAAAACATTTTTTTGGCTCATCATTAAAAATACTTTTTAAATGACTTGCCCCTTCCTTTTGGTTTATTGGTTTTAACTCAACGTTAGTTTGGTTTTCATTATGCGATATCAAATATAGATTAGTCATAATATTATTTCCTTCCTTTTGTAGTGTTAAAATCAAGCCTTCAATTAAACGCCTTTAATCGTTTTAAAAATTCACAAGTTAATAATTATAAATGCTCATTTATTTTAACTTGTTTTCAGACTGTCTTTTTTTCAAGTATGTCCTAGCCACGAAACCAGACTATTAAAGCCTACGTTATTTAATCAATGAGTTTTTTAAAATCTATTAAGCCTAAAACCTCGTTAATGCTAAAAGGCGCATTATTCAAAACTGATTTTATTTTTAATATATTCCTCACGGCATATTCTTTATAACATTAAACCGTTAACGAATACAACCCATTTATGAATTAAATGTAAAAACGCATAAAAACTGAGCTTTTACGGCATTTTTAGACCCTATATAAAAAAGCCTTTAAAATGGCTATTTTGCCAAAAAATCAAAAAATAGGCTATTTTGAGCAAATCACCCCAAAAAAAAGGCTCATATCTCAACGCACAGCGCCTTTAAGCCTTCAACGTGACCTATACCACCCCCCTAAATTTAGGTTATTTCTGGAATTGATTAAAAGCTTAAAGAATTAATAAAAGAATAATTAAAAGTAATATTTAAAATAAAACTAAATAAATAATAAAAGAATAAATAAAAAGAATAATTAAAAGTTAATCTAAAAGAATATTAAAAGAATAATTAAAAGTAATTTAAAAGTTTAAATAAAAGTTAATCATTAAGTTTAATTCTAATTTAAAAGAATAAATAAAAGTTAATCATTAAGTTTAAATAAAAAGAAAAAAAAATAGACCCCACCGAAAACAAAAGACCAAAAGAAAACCAAAAAAAGAGAATAAAAATTAACCAACGGTTAGAACAACCGATAAAAACATAAGGAAACACGCCACGCCTGGACGAGAACAAACAGAGAACAAAAGAACAAAGGGGGAACATCGCCCTCTTTATATTAATGATACCCTTTCAGATTTTTTTACCAAAATCTTACGGATAAACCTAAAGATGAGCAAAGGTACGTAACCTAATAATATTATTTCTGGTAATGTCATAGTCTTTTAATAATCCCTTCTAATTTTTTATCATAACTTGTATCTTCAGCCCATGGCTGTAAAGCGGCAAGAGCCGAATATAAACTAAAGCCGTTAAATATCATTTCTCTAAATTGAGTAAAGTTTCTACTGTGTTTAAGTATTGACACCATGTCTAACACTGAGTCACACGGATGTAAGTATATCTTAACTCCGAACTCAGCATTTGGATTATCTAATGGTTTCATGTTTGGTACGTTTGGGTCAAATGTTCTTATCCCAAACAAATTGTTACCTTGTAAGAAAAATCTTGAAGTACCCCATCCACTCTCCAGAGCTGCCATACCTATTATTATCTTTCTAGGTACGAAGGTCTTGGTGGGGAGGTTGTCAATACACACATTAACATTACTTATAAATTGTTCTTGATGTGGACTCAAAGCATAACTTTTAGTAGTCCATAAGATAACAATGAGTAATACCGATAGTATTCTCATATGTCTCTCCTTGTATATCTATAGGGGACTTTCTACCCCTTAGTTCTAATAGGGGTACTAATTAATCCACCTTGTATTTTGTGGTTTTTTACCAATTGTATTTTCCATAAATCTATCCAAATCTTTCTGTAATAATTCGTTTTTATGGTCGTTAAAGGCTAATACTTGGTCTCTATCCATTCTTTCTACCCAATAATTCACAGCAATAGATAATGCGTCTAATTGGTCATCATGTCGTAAAGAACCTTTATCTTTTGTAATTCTAGTTAGTTGTTTAAATAACTGGTGGTCTAATTCGTATTTAAAATCATTTTTAATTAACTCCTGGCTAACAACCAGTCTATGTTGGTTCATAACAGGCTCTAGAGTGTCTATAATACGTAATTCTTTCTGTTTTGAGTGTCTGACCTCTTCAATCGTACATGGGTGTATACGTCCCATTATAGGCTTTAGAAGGGCTGTTGCCATTCCGTCACCAAAGTTAGACTCAATGACTACATAGTTAACATCTTGTCTTTTTGCGATATTACTAAGCTGTTCTAACGTACTATCACTATATCCACCGTCTAAACCACCACATTCTGTTAAATAAAGTATTCCATGTAGCATTTTAACGACAGCATAGCCTGTTTTGTCTGCGCCACGTCCTGCAGGGTCAATTGACATAACTGAACCTTCAAATGGTGCGTATTGTTCGGACATATACATAGGTGCTACGTAATAATCACCTTTAAGTCCGACATTAGGCAGCTCACTATCTATATTTTTAATTTGGTCTACAGAAGAAGCCCATTGTATCTTTGTAGGCGCTTCTTTCCATGTATCTAAACCAGATACTACAATTAAATCGTTTAATTTTAACGGATACTTTTCTAAATCACTTAAAGTTGTATCAAGCATAAACTGTAATGCAAAACCACTACGTCCATAAGACGCTTGTCGTTCCATTAAGTCTACTTCGTCAAATCTTTGTGGGTCTGTAGGTTTACCAACTAATTTTTTATCTTCTTTAATAGCTTCAACTATCTTAGGTGCTAATTTATTACCTAAGTTAACTTGTTGCGTTTGTGTAGGATATAATGCCGTCCATACTCTTGTTTCAAATCCACGTTCTTCCAAGTCATTGTACAAACTCATTTCTGTCTGAGGTGTACCTAGGAAAACAATACGTCCTACTTCAGGTTTGATGATAGCGTCAAATTCTTTTACAGTCTCACCTAGCCTGTCCCTCATTAGCTGTGTTTGAGAGTTATTAGCTGACTCTACGTCATCTGCAATAATTAAATCTGCACGTGAACCAGTCAATTGCGATGTAACACCTAAAGATTTAACTGAAGGTGCGTGTGACGCTCTAGCCGGTGCAACATCAAAAGAAACTTTAGAATGACGTTGGTCATCTCTTGGTTTTAAATGATGTAACAAAGGCATTTCACTAATTAGTCTTTGTGTAAATGTTGAAAAATCGTCTGCTCTGTTTTTACTTGCAGATACAACTAGAATGTTTCTCTGTGGATTTAGTAAAAGTTGGTGACATACAAATGCTGATGTAATCCAAGATTTACCAACACCACGAAAAGCTTCTATTACAATTCTTTTAGAACCGTTTTGTAGATAGTCTGCAATATCGTATTGTATAGGTGTGGGATTTGGTAGATTTAGGTGTTGCCAAGCAAGATATAAAAAGTTTTTAAAGTTTTTTACACTTGGCTCTACTTTTTTTGCTTTTTTATTCATAATTAAACCAATTGTAACAAGCGTAGACAGATAATAAGAGATACATACATTCCATTAGCGTTCTAGGTTTGTCCTGGTCCTTAAAAGATATTAATATCCATATGGAACATGATACTGCACCTATAAGCCAACCTATCCACTGAAAACGCACTACAGTTGACGACAAAATGGCTACTGACAAAGCTGCTAATAGAAATCCAATCCAACGGATGTTACGTTTCGTCAAATGGTAAGTCGTCTGTAAGATTAGTTTTAGGTTGTTCATCTACTTCTACTCCATAAGTTTTGCAAGTATCTAAACAAACTTTTAACTCACTCGCTGTTAACTTTTCTCCACTTGTTAACATCTCGTATGCTTTATCAACTAAAAGTTTAGGTAGAACTTTAGTTTTCGCTTCAAACGAATTAGGTTTATCTGACATTAGATTGCTAATAAAATCGCTGACCAAACAACAAGGGCTATAGCTTTTCTTTTATTGTCTTTTATCCAAGTTATAGTTTTATTTTTCCATGCTGACGGTGTTTCACCATATATTATCATTCTTTTATTCCTCTATTATTTTGTTAATATGTAATTTTCCAGTTGAGTCTATTTCAAGTTCTGCTTTAACTTCTTGACAACTCCATCGTATTCTATCTGGGTTTGTGTTTCTTTCGGCTTCACGTTTTAGCTTTAAGCAATTTCCTATAGAGTCAGTAATCATAAATTCGTAAGGCTTATCTCCACTTTGTTGTGTAAACATAAGCAATGCAATTACTAACGCAGTCTTCATTTTATTCTCCTTTGTGTGTGCCGTTATTTCGAAGCTTGTCGATTAAAGTTTCGGCTTTCTTTAATCTATCTTCTAAAAACTCTACTTTTAATTTTAATGCGTTTATTGAAGGTAATTCTTCTTCAACATTTTGTTTTAATTTTTCTTGATTAGTGCTTACAAATTCTACAAGCATAAATAATTCTTGTATTTGGGGTGAAACCATATTTCCCTTAGGTACACCTACAATAAATTCATTTGCAGCTTCTAAATCAGATAACATTAATTTTTGTTCAGTCTCTATAACGTTAAGACGTTCAATAACTGTAAATGCAAACCACGCGCCAACTAAACACGCTGAGATTATACTTAAAAGGTTTTTCATTGGCATAGACACTGGTGTCGATTCCGATATTTTCATTTCTTTTTCTTTCTTTTAATTTTATTTTTTTCCCCTACATCAAATGTGACTACTGCTTCAATTTTATCAGCCACGTTGTCTAACCAACTAAAAAATGCGTATAAAATTTTATCTATCATTTCTTCTTAAGCTTATTTAAAGTAGTTACACCAAATGAAGCCCCTACCATTGTTAAAATAATGTACCAAAACATAGGGTCAGCTTTTTGCAAAGCGTCCCAAGCTTTGTCACACCATGGTTGGGTCCAGGGCAAGAAGTGCATACCAAAAATTAGCGTGTAAAAAACGACTAAATATTCGTCTTTCCACGAATGTTCTTGTTGACGTACTTGTTCCATTTGTACACCAACTTTTGCTATATCTAATTTAGCTGCGGCTTCTATTTCTTTTGCTTTTATAATTTTGTCTTTTTCTAATTTATGTGTGATTGCACCGACTGTCTTTTCTGCAATAATTTTGACAAACGGATTTTTGACTAAAGGTAATATAAAATTTAACATTGTTTACTCCCAATTAAAATAACCTAATATGACACCGATTATTCCACCAAGAAAAACAAGTACACTTATTGCACCTTTTCCTTTTGAAACGTCTTGT